GCTTGGCCACATCGGTCGCGTTGATCCAGCCCTCGCTATTGAAGCGAACGGCCTGGCCTTGATAGTGAAACGGAATGACGTTGCTCTCGATCATCTGTGCCACCTCGTTCATCAGGCAAATAGATACGCAGCCGGGGCGGATGGATGAGCGAACATCCACCGTTCGGCTGTACGGGCCTAGGCTGCGTGTTTGGTTGGCCGCCAGGAGAGGCCGTTGAGGGATTTACAGGTCCGCGACGCCGCGGTAAGTGAAGCTGGCCGGGACCGTGTAGGTCGTCGGCTCGGTGATGGTTGGTCCCTGCTCTACCGGCTCGATGATCAGCCCCTCGAATCCACTCCTGCTGAGCTCGGAGTCGACCGGGAAAAGACCGGAAAGCGCGGCGACCAGCGTCTCAGGAGTGCCCAATGGCTCGCCAGATGGGCAGATGATGCTCACCTGGTAGACGCCGGCGTACTCGTAGGCATCGCCGCCCAGGTAGCGACAGGTTGTCGGACCAGGTAGTAGGAAGGCCCTCAGGTAAGTCTCGCCAGCCGTGGGCTCGAGGGCCTGCTCGAAGTTCGCCACCTTGATCGGGTAGGCCATGGCCCAGGCCGAAAGCTTGATCTCGATCGCCTGGCGGGCGCGTGCGTGGCTCATGCGTTGACCTCTCTAACGGCCTGCTCGACCATCTGCTGGAAGCCGGCCAGGGTAATTCGCACCATACCCGCGGGGGCCTGACCGCTGTGGCCGTACTCCAGCGGAATGGCATATATCAGGTTGTTGACCAGGTAGGCGGTCTGCCCGTAGCTCAGGTGCTGCACGTCTGCCGCCAGCTTGGCGATGGTCTCGTGCCCGTCCGGGTCGAGGTTGTCGAGGCTGGCACTTGCCGGCGCGTCTACGGTGAACTGCCAGTTGCCACGGAATCGCCCGGTGTCCACCGGTGATAGTCGGATGACGGTTGTGCCGATCTCGATCATCACGCGGCGGAACACCTCGTCCATAGTCTCCAGCGTCTCGTCGCGGAACTGCTGGAGCTGCTGAGCGAACGACCCGTTCAGATTTCCGAAGCGGGATGTCATGTGGTTGGCCATGCTACGCCCTCGCCTGCACTTCAAAGCCGACGTCTAGGCCAGCGTAATTCCAAGGCACAACTGCGATCAGGGTGTAGACCTTGCCATCGAAGATCACCTGGTCCTGGGTGGTCGGTACCGGTAAATCTGTGCCGTCGAGCTTCTGCGGAGAAACCAGCAGCTTGACGTCGCCCTGCTTGATGCGGGTGCCGTCGATATCCTTCTGGGCGTAGGTGTCGCGGAACGCGGATCCGGCATGGCTCACGGTGATGGTCGTCGCGCCTCCTACGACCGGGTCGTAGGGGCCCTGCTGACGACGCTGCAGCGTCATGTCCGCACCCTTCCCGCCCTTCTCCCGTGGCGCGAGCATGCGCACCGCCAGCGCCCGGCTGCGGTCGTAGATGTCGGCCATTGGTCAGGTCCTCAGGTGGTAGATCAGGTAGCAGCGGCAGTTGGCGGTCTCGTCGTAGCCGGCACCCAGAGCCCTATCGCCCGGATAACGAAGCAGCGCGCCGCTGTTGGTGCGGAAGGCCTGGCCAAGGATCACGGTCTCGCCGCGCATGTGACGGTGGCTGTTGCGCACCTTCTCGTCGGCCCGGTCCCGCCATTCTTTCTCGATCTTGGATCGGTCCAAGCCTTGGGAAACCAGCTGCTCCCAGGCCTGGTCGCGGCCGGCGTTGAACGATTCGGTCGCCGCAGTCCTGACCAGCATCTCGACATGTGTCTTCAGCAGGCGATCGGAGTACCGACCGGCGATCTTCTCGACATCGGCGGTGGCCACCGGCTTACCGGCCTCAAGCGCGCGCCGAACGATGCCATCGAATCGACGGTCGCGGCGGGTGCGAGAAAAGTACTTGCGCATCTCGTCCGGGTCGCCGCTCAGCAGCTGCAGGCGGGCAGTGGCCACGTACTGCGCCATGTTACCGGGAAGACCCAGCACGCCACCGGTGCGCCGACCGGTCTGAGGACTGGTTCGGCCCACCAGATCAAGGGCAGCTTGCCGCGCAGTTCGCTGTGGGCCGCCGATCGTTCTCCGGCTGCCCATCACTGCGCGGATCGCTTCACGCACGCCGTCGGCGGATACCTGCCGCACTTGCTCGACCTGCTGGGCTACCCTGGCCTGGGCCAGCTGGGCAGATGGGTCGAACTCTTTGCGGCCAATCTCAGGGCGCAGTGGCGCGGGAATGATGATCGCGACCATCTCGAACCGTCCGCCGGCCAGAAAGGCTCCGCGCATCGCCTCGGTGAAGGTCGCCAGCGCACCGAGGCTCAGCAGTGCAACCAGGCCCTGCTCGTCATCCTCAGCAATTAGCCGCTCGACCTCCGCGATCACCGCAGCGTCAACCGCGGCGCGGATCGAGTCGAGATAGGCCCGCTGCATGCCAGGCTCCAGTGCCTCGATCGCCCGCAGGATCTCGCCGGCTGTCATACGACGTACACCGCAGCCGCTGGGCAGCGCACGACAAGCAGCGTATACAGCAGAGAGTCAATGATGCCGATCACCGGACGGATACTGGGGGTTCCGTTCTTGGCCACGGCGAATTCTTGCTCAAGCGGTCCGACTTTCTCGCGCTGCACTACCTGGGATGGCACGAAGTCGGGATTCAGGCTGCCGGGGGCGGCCTGCTCGCGGGCGGCAGCCTCGTAGGTGGCCTGCTCGATGGCTGCCGGGACTACATCCCCCGGTACCTGGTCGCCCATGCGATCCACGGCGCCAGTGCGCGGCCATTGCAGCGCCTGGCTGTAGCCTCCGGCCTTCTGGCCGGGGAAGACGTACACGCAGCCAGCAGTAGCGTTGCTCGCCTGCTGGCCGACCATACCGTCCACATACCCCGATGCCCGCACTAGGGCGGCCCGCTTGTCCACTTCAGTGGCGGCTGCCCAGGCGGCGTTGCCGCGGGCGGCCAGGTACGCATCGGCGCCGGCCAATGTCCCGTAGAAGTCAGGCATCGTGGTATCTCGAGTTGGTGGGCGCCGGATTTGCCGGAACGCCCGGGGTTGTTACTGGTGCTTGGCCAGTTCGGCACGCAGCTCTTCCAGGGTGACGTCGTCTCCGACTTCGATGCCCTTTTCCTTGAGCTTGGCGATGGCCTCTTCCTTGGCCTTGGCTTCAGCCTCGACCAGGCGCTCTTGCAGGGTCTTCAGGCTGGAGTTCTTCCCAGCCTCGATGCCCAGCGCCTTGAGCTTGGCGAACAGTTCTTCCTTGCTGAGCTCGACAGTCTCGCCACCTTCGACCACCAGCACACCGGTCTCGACGTAGAACGCCAGATTCTGGCGATTGCTGTAGTCGGCCCACTGCGGCACATCGATGGCACCGCCAGGTGGCACCACGGAGCCGTCAGGCAGGCCGATGGGAGTCTTGCTATGGGTGTTGGTTACCTTAGCCATGCGACCCCCTTAGATGCCGTCGGTGTAGCGGACTTCGGCAGGACGGCGAACGTCCACGCCGCCCAGGCGGAAGATGCCCGGAACTTCCCAGCGGATCGGGCCGGCCTGGTAGACAGGCAGGAAGCGATGCGGCATCGGAATGTGCATCTTCAGCACCGACGGGTCGCGGCGGTAGCTGATCATGCGCGCGGTGTTGCCAGCGCCGGCGGTGTCCAGGCCATTCAGGCCCTTGATCATCAGCGGACGGCCGGTGGTGGCGGTGTAGACGTTGTTCTTCTGCAGGTAAGTGAAGATCGACTCCAGACCCTGCTCGTTCACCTTGCGGGTGGCCAGCAGCAGGAACTTGCTGTAGGGCAGCAGCAGGGTGTCGGAGAACGCGGTGTACAGGGTGCCCTGCGCCTGGACGGTCAGCGCGGTGTTCACGTCGGCCAGGATCTGGTCGGCGGTAGCGGTGGCCCAGTTGCCGGTCACCGCGGTGCCGGCGGTAACGCCTGGGAAGTTGAACAGGCCAGAGAAGCCTTTGGACGAATCACCCAGCAGGGCAACGCGGTCGACCATCTCTTCGTAGGCGCGGCGCGCAGCCATGGCATCGTCGGCGGTCAGGTTGATGCCGAGCATCTGCGCTTGGCTGATCTCTTCCAGGCCGTAGCCATAGCCGATACCGGCCATGTGGACGTTGGTTTCGAACTTGGTCCGCTCGGTGCTGGCCAGCGGGATGTCATCGGCGTTGCCGTTGATCCAGCCGGCCTTACCGACCTTGTCGGCCGAGTAGTAGGTGACGGTCTTGATCCACTCGGGCGCGGAGGTGTCGACCGGAATCAGGCCCGGGTACTGAATGTCCGGGTAGACGATCTCGTTGACCTGACGCTCGATGTACGAGGTCTGCGAGACCACGAAGCCCAGGGCGGCCTGAGCATCGAGGAGCTGAATGTGTCGCATGGTTTCTCCTTAGCCCAGGCGGACTTGAGCGATTTGGTTGGCACCGGTGGTGCTGGTGTCGAAGCGGGCGTTTGCCACCAGGACGTTGTCGGTGGCCGCGTTGGTCCACACGCCGGTTGCCGGGACGAAGTACACCGGGTCACCTGCGGCAACCTGCACCGATGCAGTCACCCAGATGGCGCCTTTGGTCATCACACGGGCCGATTCATACTGGCTGTACTGGTTGGCCTCAGCCTTGACCGAGCGATCACGGACGCTGATGCCGACAAACTTGGCGGCGGTGTCGCCGGTGGTCGAAGCGCGGCCAGCCTTGTCGGCGGCTCCCTGGATGACTGGCACACCGAATGCCAGGCCGCCAGCAGCCTGAACGGTGCGGGAGATCAGGGTCTTCGGGATCATGTCGACGATCATACCCGGCAGGCCGGCGCGGATGGTCGAGCTGTAGGTCGTTTGAATGGCCATTACTTGGCACCCCCTTTCCAAGCGTCGTTCAGACGCTCCTCGTAGGCCTGTTGGCCGTTGTCATGGGTGTTCTTCGGCTTTCCGTCCTGATTGATCAGGTGCTGACGAACCGGGTCTTTGGCGGCGTCCTCGGCCAGGATGTCGAAGCGAGCATCGACGTAGGCTTCCGCCTTGCCGGCCACCGCCGCATCGCCCAGCTTGGCGACTACTACCGCTTTGCGGATCTCGGCATCGCTCTTGCCGGTGTAGTCACCGTCCGCGATGGTCTTGGCCTTCGCGATCAGGTCGCCGCGGGCCTTCACGCGCTCATCGATCTGCGCGTCGGTGATCTGCTTGGCCTTCAGGTCATCGATCTCGGCGTCCTTCTTGGCCAGCTCGGTGTCCTTGGTGGCGATGGCGGCGACGTGCGCAGCCTCGGCAGTGCTCAGCTTGGTAGCAGCGTCGGCCAGGCGGCCTTGCAGGGTGGCGATGACAACGGCGCCCTGGTCGGTTACTTCAACCGGGATGCCGTCGACGGTAACCGTCTTCAGGGTCATGGGTTTTTCCTCGGGGGT